TTATTTAATTTTTTGTATTAGCTTATCTATTATAAATAATTCAAACTCATCTAAATCTACATATTCTCTAATATTTAGTAGTATAGTTTCCACTCTACTTTCATATAATTCAGCATTTTTTTTCATATATAAATTAATTTTTTTCGTTAACCTTCTATCTAGTAGTTTATAATTTAGTTTTTCTAAAAATATATTTTCTTTAAGTCCATTATATAATATATCTTTAATATATTGTAATTTATTATGTAATTTTGTACTGTCATTGATCTTACATATATTCTGTAATTTGCATAGCATTTCAACAAACAAACCTCTTACTACCTTTTCTATAACAGTAAATATTATTTCAAGGTTATTAATTTTAGTTAATGTATCAATATCATTATAATCATATTCACTTATCCAATGTAATATTATATTATATATGCCATCTTCATTTATATTTAATTTATAAATATACTCTATATTACTTATAATATTAACATATTCTTTATTTACAACTATATAATTATAGAATATATAGTTAATCAACTCTATATCATCAAAATTAATATATTTATTTTTTAGATCAATATACATATCTAAGCACGATAAATTTGCCTTTGATTTGTATATAACTGCTATCTTATCCTTGCTTAATGATTTTAGTTTGTCTATTTTTTTATTCAATAATTTTACAAACTGTCCTTCTTTGATAAAATCCACTTGATTATTTGTATATATTAAATTATCTAAAAATTCATTAGAATAATCGTATAATATATATTCACATATATTATACTCTATACTATCTAATATATTATTAATTTCTTCTTCATAATTTAATTTAAATAACTCTATATTATGTAATGATTGAGAAATAAAACTATTTAATATTAATCCTTTTTTAATATTTTTAATTTTTGTTTTGTAAATATCTTTTTGTTTATAATTACTAATTATTATATGCTTCTTGTTAATCTGATCTGAAAAATCGTTAATTAAATCTAATAGTAATCTATCATCTATAATAAACCATGATTTATCTATATTTATTCTAATACTATTTATAATTAACACATCTGTGTATTTACTTAAGTTTTTAGTTAAAATCTTGTCTCCTATGATAATTTTATATTTTCCACATTGTATAAAATATCTCATATATTCAATTACTTCTTGAGGCATATCAGAATGAATTACAATTACCCCTAATCTAAATAATTTCATATATATACTTTCTCTACCTAACAATAACTCTGCTCTATCTAATAAGTTTAAATCATCTATACAATTTTTATCGTACAATATTTTACCGTTAAGCCTATCAATTAAATTTAATAGCTTTATACATATTTTATTTATACCACTTTTTGCAGAATTTTTCTGTGGTATAAATATTGATACTTTGTATCCTTTAGATATTAAATTTATTGCAGATAGTAAACTTTTATCTCCTGCACTGTTCAATTTAATACCCTTTAAGTTTATTTTGTTATTTATCTCCTTATTTAACAAATAACTTTCTGTAACAAATCTCTCTTTTTCATATTCTATTTCAAGCTCTTTATTTTTTCCATCTTTAAAATAGTAATTAACTATATTGCTATATCTATTAATATCTTCATTATAATTTATATTTTCAAGTTGATTAGAGTCCATTTTAAGATAATTATTATTCAATACTAATAGCCTTTTTTCTAATTTTAATGCTAATGATATCATTATTTCAAATCGTGTACCATAGTATTTGTTTGAAACATTACTAAAATCATCTATGATTATAAAATTGTTATCAGTAGCTATCTCACTATAATTATTAATTGAATCTATTTCAATAAATTCAATTCTTGTTGAATATTCAGTAAAATATTCTTTAATTGCATTTATAGCCCTATAATCTTTATCTACATGTATATATGCTATTTTTTTATCTTGATATGTATGTAAATAATTAAATATTACTATCTTAATTACTTCTATCTTAGAGTAATTAGTGGGCATATTTATATATCCATGCTTTATATTCAATAATTCATCATTTAATAAATCATAATGATATTTGGGAAGATCATATATGATTTGATCATACTTTATACTTTGTTGCACAAATTTTCTCCATATATTTATATCTAATTTTGATTTTTTTGAAATAACTCTATAGAATCCATTATTTTGTATATTTCTTAATATAGCAATAATAATTTGTATATAGGTCTGATCTTTAGTATCACATACAAGCTCTTTTTCATACAAAGTTTTTATTATTAAACTTAAATTACTCTCATCTTCTATATAATATTTTTTTATACAAGATAATACATCACATTTATAATATTTATTTCTAATTAAATAAATTATTATTTTTAAATATTCATTTTCTATATCATGCATATCTAATATATCTAATATTAAGTTGCACTCAAATCTATATCCCAATATGTAATATATAACTGCTATATATACTAAGTTTCTTTCTTCATCAATTCCTTTAAATCTACTCGACATATCATATTTAGAAAATATTATTAAGTCATTAGCTAGATTTAAGTATTCTCCATTGTTTATATTTAAACTACTATCTTCATATAGTTCTAATAATTTTATAAATTTAAAGTATAATCGCATATAATGCTTCGATGTTTCTTTTGCAGACATTCTTGATATACAATCATATTTTGCTAATTGTATATCAAGATTCCTAATCTTATTTATATTATTATTAATACTCATTATATTCTCCCTACATGAATAATTTTCTCATACATATCTAAACAATGTTTATTAATATCATCAAAAGTTACTATTTGAATTTTAATATCATCTATATGTTCTAGTTTTCTTTGAGATTTATTATATAATTTTTCTATTGAATTTCTTTTACGACTATTAATATTTAGTTTATTAATATCATCTATGTTCACACTATCAAACCTAATCTTATCACCATCTATGACACATCCTATAGACTTTAATTCATTGTCATATTTGCCTTTTTGGCTTTTAGAAAGCTTAACATCACAATAGATATTTTTATTTATCTCGTAGTCTAATTTTGATTCATCTATAAAAACTGCACCATTGTATTCATTTTCTACATTTTGATTTTCTATACTCTCTATTACTTGTTTTATAAATTTTAATTCATCAAATTTCTTTTCTGTTTTCAGTTTTCTTTGAATCCAATTCAGTGTCTCTGCAACACGTGTAACTATATCATCATTTACCCCCTCTATCATTGCTTCAATAGGATTAAAGTCTGAATCAGTTATCTTAGTCTTAACCTCAGAAGAATGAATTATAAAACCTTCTGAGGTTTTTTCAATAATTAAAATATCTGTTTTATGTGCAGCAACTTTAGTATCCTCTTTTCTTGTATGACTTAATTTATCAACTATATATATTTCTGTTGTTTGTATATTGCTCTTATATATTTCTGTTGCTGTTATTTCACCAAATTCTCCAGATTTTATATGCGCTTTGTCTGGTAACATATCTGCTATAACATCCTTGTAGTCCTCTCCTGTACCATCCATAATCTCTAATATATCATCATCTGATATATAATAACTTCTATAAATTTTAAAATTTAATTCTATAAAATCATCTATACAATCTTTACAAGAATAAACATCTACATTTTTATTCATTAATGACTGAATACTTTTTCTTTTTAAGTTAAATCTATCTTTCATATTTCCCCCTATTACTTAAAAAACACATTGATAAAATATCAATGTGTTTTCGTGGATTTCAATGGTGGAGACGATTCACAGAAATCATACCCACGATTCCTATACTAATTTTCAAATATTTTATTTAAAATATCTATATTATTATAATAATCCTCTTTATTTAATAAATTATATTTGCTATTTTCAAGTTTTATTATATTATCAAACTTAAATTCACTAAATTGCATTTCATTGAACCCTAACGATGATAATATTAATTGAGTATCTGTTTTAGTATTTTTAAATATATATTTAAACAATGATTCTTCCTTTATCTCGTCAGATTCAACATTATTTGGACTATCTAAAATTAGTGGAAACTTTATTGCATTTTCATTAAATTCATATTTTACTGCTAACAATGTCAGATACCACATTATAGTAGTTATTGCTCTATTACTACCTCTTGCTATAAAGTTATTTTTTATATTTTTTATTTTATTTTCATCTATCTCTTCTAATCCAAAGTCTTTTTTAGCCTTTTTCATTAACTCTTCATACTTAGCATTTGCCTTCTTCTTAAGACTGTTGTATTCTTTTATTTTTTTATCATATGGCTCTATTGTCTGTTGTATTTCTTTTATTTTTTTATCTATTATTTCTAAATCTAAAACTATATCATCTTTAGTATCTATATATGCCTTATGCTTTAAGACATTAGATATGCTATCATCATTTATTTTCATATTTGACTCATACTCATGAAGTTTATCTAATAGTGATTGATATTCTTCCTCTTTCTTTTCTATAACTCTATTGCACTTTATAATTTCTGACTCTAACTCATCTTTAAGAATAATAAGATCTTCTATTTGATTATTTATTATAAATTTAGAATCTATATCTTCTATTTCATGTGAACAGCTTGGGCACACATTTTTAACTTTTAACTTCTTCATTTCATTCCTTCTTGTTAATTCAATTTCTTTTATGTTTAATTCTAAATCTACTTTTTCATTCCTTATTTTCATTAAATTATTTTTTATTTTTTGCAAGTTTATAACTATATTCGAATATTCTTCTTTAGTTTTATTTAATTCTATATTTAAAACTTCTATACTTTCTGGTGCATCTAAGTTTCCTAAGTAACTTTTTATTTTATTTAGCATATTCAAAGTAACTTCTCGTTCTTTTTTCTTATTTTTTTCTTCTGATTTTAATATTTCTAACTCCTTTATAGCTTTATAGTACTCTTCATCAAAAAGTCCAAAATGAGTATAAATTACATTTTCCTTATAGTTAGGAAATTGTGTCAATGAATTAAAAGATGAAAATTTAGATCCATCTAAATGATCCTGATCTATATAGTTAAGCAAATAACTATATACAGGAGGTGCTAACTCTAATTCTTCATTTTCTCTTTTTGGCAGCATTACCTTAAAACTATATAAATCACTTAAATAATTAGATAATTCATCACGGTTATTTGTCATAAATATTTTTTTAAAATTCGTATTATATATTTTAAATAAATTATCTCTTCTATATACATAGTATGTCTTATTTTTTATAGTAACATTTAATATATATGTTTTTGTAATTTTATTCCACATATGATCAAATATACTATCTGCTCCTAAAGTGTGATAAATACTTTTCAATAGTACTGATTTTCCTACGTCATTACCACTCTTTTCATCTGATGTTAATATATTAATCCCATGTTTAAAGTCTATTTTCTTCGCCATTTTACTTTCATATTCAAATATATATAGACTGTTCACAAACAAACTATTCATAAACACCCTCCTCATACTTTTTTAATGTTAGTAAGATAAGAGCTTCTATATCTGTCTTGCTAACTTCTATAGGCCTCTTTTCTTCTACTATCTCACTTATAATTTCAATTAACTCTTTATCTGATACTTGTAATTTATCTATATTATTATATATATATGACAATATACAGTTTTCTATATCCTTTAAAATACTACTTTCACTTAATTTAGATACAATTGTAGTTAATGATTTTATCAAAGATAATCTACGTGAGAAATTATTCTTGTACCATTCATTTATACTATATTTTGCTAGTTCTACTGACTTATCTGTATTATTAGCATAACTTTTTAATATAATATCCATCCTATCTCTATTAATACCTTTCTTAGATACTATATTTTCATACGTATTTATATCTAACTCATATGCTGATTTGCTATATATCTCTTCATATAAGACATTGTATAATGATTTTACTTTACTACATTCCCTTCCAAAAACATCTTCAAAAAATATAGCAGTTTCACCAATTAAAGTTTTTTGTGGTTCAATTAAATCTAAACCAATTCTAATAAAAAATAAATTTTCTAAATTTATATCTTCATCTATATTTAAGTCATTTTTTATACTTAACTTTATCTTTTCTATAGCACTACTATCTATTGTTTTTATTTTAACTTCATGAGAATTATTATATGTTTTTTTACCATCGTTCAAAGGAGCATTTGATACAATTGCAACATAAACATCATCAATCTCATTCATATTTATATCATATTTCAAGCTATATAAATTCCCTACTACTGATTTACTACCTTTTTTTTTATCAGTAAGTTTATTTATCGTATATGTACCTGAATTATTTTGAGTTTTCACTTGATAAAATTCAAATTTATTTTCTAAATGAACTTCAATATCACATCTATAATCAAAAACTACTACAAAATCTTCATTCGTCTTATATAACTCATACATTTTTTTCAATCCCCAAAGTAGTTCATTTCTAAATCTATTCTTAGACATTGATCCTGATAAATCATAGGGTAAATTCATATAGTATTCAATTTTTGACATTCATTTCACCACCAATACTAATAGTATAAATTTTATCCCTTTCATATACATGTGATATTATATCATGTAACACTACTTATTTGTTAAATATATCCATAATATCATTTAAATTAACATTTATATTTAATGTTTTTATTTTACTTTTACTCTTGATACAGTAATGTGTAAGTTATGAGCTATTTCATCATCGACAAAAGAAAAGACCACATTGAATACAACTTCAACGTGATCTTTATATACGATTACTTCCTTTATATAGTCCCCTATAAATTTCTTACATTCAGGTATGTTCCTCTCTAGCACAAATTCCTTAAATCTTGAGAACATACTTCTTATTTGTTCTTCTGTTACGCCTACACCATCTACAACTTTATTTTCTATCTTTAATTCATTCATTTTTAAATCTAAGTTTAACTTTACTTGTTCTAGCTCATCAAGCTTATCTTTTAACATGCTACTTACTATACCATTCATTATTGTATTTAGTATATTACTTATCTCTTTATTTACCTTCTCTAGTTTCTGATCTAAGTTTTTAAGTAACTCTGCATTACTTTCATTCTTATAATTCAACTTCTCATTCAATGCTTTACTTAAAGCTGGTATTGCCTCATCATTTAATATGTTCTTTTCAAGTTCTTGTAATATAAACTCTTCTAGATAATCTCGTTTTATTTCTCTATTATTACAATCTCGTTTTTGCTTTCTACATCCACATCTATATGAAACATATATTACCATAAGAGTCTTTTCTCTTATTCCCCTGAAATGCATGTCCACATTCTCCACATTTAATTAATCCTGTTAATAAATATGTAGTAGTAGCTTTATGTGCTCCTGGAGTTTTCTTTCTTTTTTGTATCATCTCTTGTGCTTGTTCAAATACCTCTTTATCAATTATAACTGGCATACCACCTTCTACCTTTATTATTTCATCTTCACTCTTTTGCTTATGACCATTTCTTTTTCCATCTACACCTTTTCTCTGAGTCTTATTAAATACATATACTCCTGTATACTTCTCATTATTCAATATTCCATGTAAACTATTCTTTCCAAATTTATTACCTCTTTTAGTCTTATATCCTAAATCATTTAATTCATCTATTATCTTACTATATGAATATCCTTTAATATATCTATCAAATATAATCTTTACTGCTTGTGCTTCTTCTTCATTAACTGTATAAGTTTTATCATGTGCTACATCATATCCTAATGGTGCATCTCCTCCATTGTGTAGAGCTTTAAGAGCATTTTCTTTTTGACCTTTAGCAACTTCCCTTGCTAAGTTAGCACTATAGTATTGTGCCATACCTTCTATAACTGATTCTAATATTAGAGATTCAGGCGAATTATCTAGGTTCTCTAATACACTTACAACTCTTATTCCTTTTACTTTTAATTTCTGTTTATACATAGCTGAATCATACTTATCTCTAGAAAATCTATCTAGCTTATGAACTATTACCATAGATATTCCTGTTGTATCTGCTTCACAGAACTTAATCATATTTTGAAATTCTGGTCTTTTATCTGATGTTGCTGATTTTGCTCTATCTATTAACTGATTAACTATTTTTATATTATTCTTATCTGCATATTCATTGATTGCCCTTAATTGAGCATCTATTGACTCATCCCTTTGATTGTCCGAACTAAATCTTGCATATACTACTGCTTTCTTTGATTTCATATTATATCCTCCAAAGTTTAAATATACTAATTTAAGTCTATATTAAAGGCTACACACTAAGTATGTAGCCATATCTATAATTTATATCCCTTCTTCTATAAGTATAGAAAGTATGTCTACTAAGCTTCTACTTATATTAACTATATACCTCTTTTCATAGTCGATTCTTTCAACCGCCTTATAGTCTTTAGAATATAAATCTTTTCTTCCTATGCTGATTTTATAAGTTTCTGTCATATCTATATCCTCTCTACGATTGTATATTTCTATAATGCAGCTTGTATTATCTTGTTTCCTATATGTCCAGCAAACAAAGTTACTTTTGAATTAAAGCTTTGATAATTAAAATCAATTATATCTCTATCGTCTACTCCACAATTTATTTTATAGTCACCATATAAAATGCTATCATCTAAATATAAGTCCATCTCTTCTATATTATTTATGTAGTCAACAAAATCTGACAGTATCTTGGAATACTCTTCTATATTAAGCACGATACAACTCTTATTACATATATACATTACAACAACTGTATCTTCACTTATATATACTGATTTTGGTTTTATCTTTAGATTTGCCACATCCTTCATCATTTTGCTTATGCCATCTATGCTTTTATCTCCTAATTTTAATATTGCAGATAATTTATTTATTCTTATTCCTCCATTATTTACTTCATAAGTTTTTTGCTTTACTATGTCTAACATTAATTTTTTATTATACTCTTTCAAATCCTTACTTCCACGTATATCAAATTTACCATCTATTACTGGAACAAATTCGGGTTTTATCATATTATCCATGCTTTTAAATAACTTATCCAACTCATTATCAATATATCTTTTATCATAATCTTCATATATATCTATAGACTTTACTATTTTTGTATTTGAAGTTGGATTTTCAAATACATCTATATAAGCTCTTACATGTTCTATTTTGTTTTTTGGCAAATTCCTCTCTTTTGTAAAGTCCATTATTCTATTAATAACAAAACTAAATACATTTTCTACTTCTATCACAAAATCATCATTTACATCTATATTTTCTTCTAAAGTATATATACATTCTTCAATAACATTGTACGAATCTCCCTCATTCTCTAAAGCATACACCATTCTTTTTATTTCTATCTTATCCTTTTTTATTGTATCAAATCCTTGTGTTGTAATATAGTTCATATAAGTTCTCCTCCATAATAATTTCCTTTTTTTAACTTTTCAATAATCTTGTATTAAGTAAGTATGCAGCTCCTATTAGAACTACATACTTCTAACTTAGCTTCTTCTAAAGATTCACATATCCCTCTATAAGTCCATCAAGATAAACTGTATCTGGATTGAATATCTCTTTGCTAAATGAAATATTACTGTCATTTGCTTGTGATTCTACAACCTTATCTCCATTTAAGTTCCATCCTGAAAACTTCATTTCTACAATTTCTTGCGATTCTATAAAATCTATAAATTCATTAATTAACTTCATATATCCTGACTTAGATTGTATAGCAATCTCCTTTTGAGGTTGATAAAATATATCTACTCTACCTTTTGTTATAAACATCCTTGATGGCTTTACATCTAAAGTTAATATTCTATCCATAATATCTATTACATCTTCATCTTCATCTAATAAATCAAGATCAAATTCAACACGTGCCCTTAATCCATAAAATTTATTATCTGCATTTTCTAATATATTTTCTCCATTTAAATTAATCCTAATTGTCATATAATTCCCTCTTTCTATATCACCATTTATCTCTTATTGTATTATAATTTTTCTATTGTATTTATAGCTACTCGTAATAGCCTAGGTCTTTTCTCTTTATAGTCAGTTCCATTTTTTACTTTAATAGTATACTTTGATGGAGATCCATCACTATCTACCTTAATTATCGAGTGTTCTCTTAATAATTTAATTAACCCTCTCTTTGTTAAACTTATATAGTTTCCCGATTTCGATTGTATCTCTTGTACGTAACTATATGTCTTATCTGGATGAAAATAAAAATATTTATCATCCTTATATCCATATGTATCATCATCATTGTCATTTAATTTATTTCCATCTACTAGAGTACTTATCTTAATAGAGTTAGAATCTATTGCTTCTTTTATCGTGTATAAAAACTCATCTATTGGTGAACTTTCTTTTGTGATATTATTATTCTTAATTAATACATTCACCATAGTATCTTTAGCAAATTGTATATATTGATTAAACTCAACTTCAGATATTACTTTTTTATCTTCAAAATATGATAACATGGATGATATACCTACCAGCAGCCATGCACATGATTCAATACTTCTACCATGACCACCTTTTGTATGTGTATACTCTATTTTCTCTAATTCTTCTTTATATAAATCAAAGTTGTGTATTAGAATTCCTCAAATGTCACTACTATCTTTATTCATGCCGTGTAACAACCACTCTATATATCCTCTCATGCTTTCTCCCAACAAACTTACACTATCTTGCATTTCCTTGAGTAGCTTTAAATTAACTGAGTCCTTGTCCAATTCTAATGCTACTAATCTTGCAACAGTTGAGTGTCCTCTTATAAGATTCTCTCCTGTCATTAACAACATTCCTTGAGGTATATATTGCTTTTGACTAATCATACTAGAGTTTGCTCTACCTCTTGCTATTCTATCTCCATATGCTCGTATAGCCTTTTCTGCGATTTCATCTTGTGCATCTTTTTGCTTTTTAGTTTGCTTTGGTGCGTAGTCATCTATTAAGTTAAGTGAATCCTTTATTGCATTAGCCTTAATCTCTATAGATGCATAGGTGTCATTAAATGTTGCAGGTAATCTATTAGTAAAATCTCCAAAGTGACTCAGAAATACTCTTGCTAAAGAAGTTTTCCTTGAACAAGTTGTTCCAAACAACCATACTACAAACTCTGGCATCTTTCCTACATCCTTAATAGCTTGAAGTAAAGGGGATAAATATACTAATGCTAATAATGGTACAGTAACTTCATAGTCTGCTACCTCTAATAGATTTAGACTTGCTTTACACGCTCTGTCTATATCTACTATTTCACTTGGTAAAAAGTAATTGCTTAAGTGATCACCTATATCAACTTCTTTGTCACTTTCTCCAATCACACCTCTAGTATGAAGGTATGCATACTTTCCATTATCCTTAACCCATCCAATTTGACTACTTAACTTCTTAGTTGTTCCATTTATAACTAATACTTCTATTAAGTATAGAAATTGATTCTTCATTTTAGAATGTACTTTATATTGAAATCCCCAGCTATTCTTAACCCATTTCAAATGCTCTATATCGCTAACATCTATATTAATAGTTTCTAGTTGATTACCGTCCTCTGATATTCCCATCAATACAATAACTATCCTTCGATCTCTTCCATCGCCTATCATGTATTGTCCTAATACAATTGGTACAAAGTTACAAATCTCATTTCCATTACTATCAAATACATGATTTTTGCTGTTTATTTTAAAACCATAGTTCTTAATTATCTTACTACAATTCCTAATCATCTTACTCTATTCCTCCTGTAGAATATGCTTCATTTGGAGTCCACCTATTCCTTTGTATCTAATTCCTAATAGAGTAATACTTTTTTCTAGCTCCATGTGAATCAACTCCATAAAGTATAAGACCTCATTGTATCCAAGTACTGTATTTAAATAAAAGGATATTTCAAAGTCACCTTCATCATTAACAACATACTCATCACCCATGTAATCTTTACATAACTTTCTTAAATCATCTTCACTTGTTTCACTACTTACTGTAAATGTAATTCTTATTGTTTTAAGTTCCATTTTTGTTCCTCCTACTAAGTTGTCCTAAAGCCCTTATAGCCCGTATTTTTATTTCCTTACCTCCTTCTGAAATTAAATATAAGCTAATTTTTTATTAAAAAATAACCAAACCATTATCCAATTTTTTTCATTTTCATAAAAAAAATAGCACACTTAACTGTGTACTATTTTTATGCTAATTAAGAGTTAATCTCTTCTGCTAATTTAATCATCGAATTCGTTATATTATCATCTTCATATTTTTTCATATCCATTTCTTCTATTTCTAAGTCCTTACGTCTTATATACATATCTATATATATCCATTTTTTTCTCATACTCTCATTAAATTGCCTTTCTATATCTATATATTTTTTTGCCATTTTTTCTGATTCTTCTATATAACCAGACTTCTTTAGTTTTTCTTCTTTTTTTTTATACTCACTAACTAATTTACAATTTTTTATAACTTCTCTTTTATATATCTCCTTATAATTATCTATTTCTTTTATCTTAAATTCAATATCTTCTTTTAACTTTCTTAGATTCTTATATGCTGCATCATATCTCGATTCTTTTGGTAATGTATTATATAGTTTTTTTACCTCTTCCATTAAATTATCAGTTGCTGTTTGATTACTTAATGATAATTTTCTTCTATATTCAATTATCTTAAAAAATGATTTTGTAATAATTATCATCTTTTGATAGATTTCTTTATTTTCAGGATTATCAGATATAATCAATTCTTTTACTATATTATCAATATCAATATTCTGCAATTCTGTTATTTTTCTATTGCTTTTATATTTGTTATTAATACTTTTCCCTAACCTTTCTTTTTCTTCTTCTATCATTTTTTCAACTTTAAATTTAATAAATCTTATAGATTCATTTTGTGATTTATATATATTTTCCTTAAATTCTTCCGTTGTTAGATTACAATCTTCCCATAAGTTATACAAATCATGTCTATATGTATCCTTTAATCTTAACATAGTTCTAAAAAATATTGTTGTTATTAATGGTATATCTGTCTTCTTTCTGTCTTTCCAATACTCTTTAAATAGCTTATTATTTCCTGATTCAAATGAAAATACATACTTTTCCATTACATTCAACTCATCTTCTTCTAATATGTCCTTAATTTTATCTCTATCATATTTACTTTTAGATTTATTTTTACTTTATTCATAGCTATTAGATTTTTTTCTTAGTTTCACTCGGTCTTAAATATAGCTTTCCAATTATATCATTAATTTCTCTTGATCTTTCAGCTAACCTTACTTCATCATTATCCTCTCCTGCAGATGACAATCTTAATATGTCTTCTAACCTTATTTTTACATCGAATTTTAATTGTCCTAATCCATATTTTAGTGTATATTTCATATTATAAAATTCTCCTTCATATAAAACTTTTCTGGGCTTTAAGGACTCAAATAAATTATATATGATTATATTAACAGTTTAAATATAGGTTAATATACTATTGTATTTTTTGATATCATAATTTCTATGCTAATGCATAATCCAACTCCTATCATAGTTCCTATTATAAATCCAATCATAATAACACCTCCTATGTACTATTTTTTATTATCTAATAACTTCTTTAATACTGTACCAAATATAGAAATTCCAAACATTACTCCACTAGTAAATTCTTCTATCGACATTCTATACCTCCTAAGATAAACCTTTTATTAGCTCTTGCTTAAAATCATCATCTAAAATACCCGCCTTTATACCTACCAATATTAAAGTTGATAATTTATCAGGGCTTATATCAACTGGTCTTGGTATTAGCTTATTCATTCTGTCCTTACAATCACGGTATAAACATATTCTAACTTCATACCTTTTCAATGACTTAACATATATTTTTTCTATTGCAAATCTTTCTTCTCCATCTTCAACTGTTACGCTTCTCATTATCTTACAATATTTAGTTTCTTTTTCAAATAGTTGAGCCTTATTTTATTTAGCCAAATTAAATCTTCATTTCTTTACAAAAATAATACCTTGCTACAGTCATGTGTAGCAAGGCTATTATTATTAATATTTAATTATTTACTATAGTTAGTCTCAATATAGTATGTAAACTCCCCTATATTACCCATTAAATCTAATGCTTTATCAGCTATATTATCTTCATCAGATATATTCTTTAAATCTATAGCTATATTTTGAATAATCTCTTTAGTTTCATTACCTCCTAATAAAGATAAATCCATTACCTCTAGTAAATCTTCTAACATTAATCCATATTCATATAAAGTATCAAATGTACCTTGTAATCCACTAAATGTTCCTGAGCTTGTTATTTTTTCATATACTCTATTTAAGTCATTACTAGCATTTACCATTACATCTATTAATTCACTACTAAAACTATACTGTTCCATTTCTTTTTCAGATTCTTTTTTTACCTCATTAGTAATCTCACTATCTTTTTTAACATCTTCAGATTTAACGTCTGAATTATCATATTCTTTTTCTAATTCTTTATTAGATAATTCTACGTTTTGTTTTTTTAAGTCTAGTATCTCTTTTTCTAAAAAACTAATTTATTGTTAAATTCATTTCTCATACCTAGATAAACTATACTACTACATACAGTTCCAAATATTAATGAACTTATTATAATCTTTGTCAATGTTTTATTAAATATACCTTTCAATTTGATTCCTCATGATAATTATATTATTTTACCTGACTTTTTTAACTTTTTAAGTTGTTTTAATGAACACTTACTTGCCTTTAGTTTTTTATATGATTCAAATAATGCAGAGACTGCGGATAATAAGAATATACCTATAACTATCTTTAATATAATCCCAACATTTCCAAAAAAGTATATACCTAAAGGTACAATAAATGCTGATCCTATTAACATACTTTTAAAATTAGTTTTATTATCCTCATATTGTTCTGCTTCATTTATAGTATCAGAATATAAATTTTTAATATGATTATTTATTCTATCTATATATAAATTGGCTATTTCAGTTTTAAAATTTCTAGATTCAATCTCTTTTTTAATACTAACTAGATTTTCTTCATTGTTTTCATCTAAATTTTTTATTATACTTTCTATATCTAATTTTTCTTGTCTTGCTAAATTAGCTTTTTCTCTTGTTTCAAATAATATATCTCCAACCATTTTAGATTGTGTATCTATATCTTCTAACTTTTTATTTAGCTTATTAGCTTCATTATCTCCTATTTTTGTTTTAAATCCATGTGACTTTATTTTTGACATAGCTACCTTTATACTCTCTTCATCATCTAAATCTACATTCTGTAGTATTTCATCTAATTCCAACATTTCCTTCTTAGCTACATTTGCCTCTTCTCTGGTATCAAATAGTATCTCATTTACCGTTCTTTCTATCTCATCTACTTTTTTTAAGGAATAATTTAGTTTTTCAATTGCACCCTTGGTTGACTCTAACCTAATACCTATATTCTCTATTTCAGTTTTTGCATTTAATAAACTTTGTTCGCTAGTTTCATCTATATTATTTATTATTTCTTCAACCTTTATTTTATCTAGTTTAATTTTTTCAGCTTCTTCTCTTGTATCAAGTAGTAAATTCTCTACAGTTCTAGCCTCTATATCAAATTTTTGTAGCTTTTCATCTATCATTTTTATATATGAGTCTTCTATTCCTGTTTTTAACTTTAAGCTTAGTATATCATTTTTTAACCTTATTACTTCTTCTTCTATCTTCATATTTATTTTAGATAAAATTAAATCAATCTTTTCTTTTTCAATTCTCGCCAAATTAGCGTCTTCTCTTGTTTCAAACAATATGTTATCTACTGTCCTCGCTTCTATATCAAATTGATTTAATTTTCGGTCTAACTCTTCAATTCCATTTACCTTACTATTAATACCTAATCTATTTACTTCTTTTAATATAAGCTGCTTAGCTAATATTGTTTCTTCTTCTGTGTTAGTTTCTAAATTAATTAATTTATTCTCTACTAAACTAAGCTTGTATGGCTCTATATTAAAACCAAAATAACTAGCCATCTTAGAAACTTCCATATTTTCATCACCAAAGTTATCTACTATGTATGTGTATAGAGACTCCATGTATGGATTTAAATCTATAAGTCCCTTAATTAAATTTATTTTTTCTTCTTCATCTAAATTTCTGCCTTTTATATTTGAAAGTATCACATTTGCTTCTTCTTCCTCTTCTTCATGTATATACCCAAACTGTAATCCTGCATTATTTTCTAAAAACTTTATATATGAGTATTTAATATCTAAAATGGCTAAATAAATTACTTCAGATAATACATCTAATGTCGATGGATCATTAAATATTTTAGATTTTTGTTTATTTACTTTTATACTCGTACCTATTTTACTTATCATATTAAATGCAGAATGTGCAACTCCTGTAGCCATATTCATTGCTCCTGCTTGTGTAGCTCCTTTTATAGCCCCTTGAATCCCAAAACCTCCACCTTGCCATCTAGCTCTTGAATTTTTCCTTAGTTGTCTATACTCTTCCTTTTGCCTTTCATCTAATACAATATTCATATACTGGTCATTGATTATACCGTATGCAGATTCCCAAATTTCTACAACTCTTTGGCAGTATTGTTCAATAAATAACTCTTCGCTTATATTATAAAATTTATTTTCTATAAGTCGATCTAGTGTACACTTAATTGATTTTAAAATAATTGATGCCCCTTGATCATAAGCATTATTAATTACATCATATAGATTTTCATTACATGACCTATATACTTTAATAAATTCTTCTCTTGCTTTATTCGCTATATTTTCATATTCTATTCTTATGCTATTATACCTATTTCTTTCTTCTGTTATATAAATTTCATTTCCTATAAAATTAAACTTTGTCATTTTCAATCTCCCTCTCCATTGCCTTAATTCTTTATGTTCACTTACTAATGAACTTTGTACTAATGTCTCTTATTAGATAACTTAGTTATAAAGTTTGATAATTTATATTTGATATGAATAAATTTAATATCTTTCGTTGATATAATACAACATTCATCTTGTCGAAATTGTAAATTTTTGTAATAAAATCATATTTTTTATTGAATAATTTAACAATAACTAGGGTATTTATTTTAATTTGTATTTATTTATCAATTGCTTTATCCAACCTTCCGTATATCCTAACTCTCTACACATATCTTTTAATGTTTTTGTTCTATAATTCTTTTCTATATATCTTTCTACATATTCATTAGAGTATAACTTCATAGGAAATGTTATTTGTTGTCCACGATAATACTTATGTAATTTAATGACTATTTCTTCACCTAGAATATCTACCATATCTGCATATATCCCTTTGATAGTCGCTATTATTCTTGATCATTACTCCACCTCCTTTTCTGATACTCATTAATAATAATTAGTATTAGAAAAAGTTTCATTCTGATTTTCTATTGTAAAATCTATTGTATTTTTTATACATACTTTAAGGTATAAGCCCTTAAAGCCCGTATTTTTTCAACACACATATTTATTTTATTCTTCTTTTTCTGAATATCTATACTCTATTCCACTAGTTGTTGTGAATGCATATTCTGGAGATATATCCAATATATCTTCAATATCATCACTCATTAATATTTCTTCTATCACATCTTCTTTTGATGTATTATTTAACCACATATCTATTATCATATCTTTATCTAATAATCTATCTATGTGATATTCCATATCTAACATAGTATCTAATTCATCTTTAGCATATTCTCTTAAATCTATCTCATTTGTATATACTAAATGACTTTCTACTTCTATATAGTTACTTGTCGTTAACTCATAGTAATATTGACTTGCTTTATCTATAGATATTGTATTTATATTTAAGTTGTACCAAGCAAAGAATATAGCTTCATCTATGTTTAAAAGTTCAAGTTTTTTGTATCTATTTACTAACTCTTGTAACTTACAATTATTTCTTATTAGGTAATTCTTTATTTCTTCATCTTCTATACTTATGAATATCTTTTCTATCATATATACAGTTTTATCTTCTATGTTGTTGTATTTATCTATTAATTCTTTTAATTCATTGAAAAATAGCTTATTAATTATTTCAGATTTATTGTTTATCATATTACTCGTTCTCCTTTAATTATTAGTTAATATTCATTTGAAAAAATCATAGTACTGTATTTAATACTATTCTATAGCGTATATTTTTAATTTGTATTTAATTAAGTCATTCTGTATGTATATACTAGCTTCATATTCAGGTACTTCTTGTCTATGAACTATCTCAACTACTCCTAATCCTATAGGATTTATTTCAAATATTTGTAGATAATCTTTTTCTATATCTAAGTTGTCTATCAAATCCCATAGTAATATAGTTATTTCAATTGGTAGATTTTCAGCTATTTCCCTCGTCATATATCTATTTTCTTTTTTAAACATTTTACAACTCCTATTTAGTTTAATTATTTATATGTATATTATTTTTTCAAGGGCTTTTCGGGCTTAACTTAAAACTAATTTATTTCAATTAGTTTAGAACATAGAAAAAGTCTTAGCCTAATTTCTTTAAGCTAAGACTCTCATATCTTAAAATTCTCTTTAAAGCTAAAATACTTATCATCGTCTCCAACAACAATATGATCTACTAATTCAATACCTAATATTTCACCACACTTCTGTAGCCTTTTAGTTATAACTTCATCTTCTTTACTAAAGTTAGTATTACCTGATGGATGATTATGAAAGCATATTATTTTAGATGCATTACTTAATACTGCTACTTTAAATACTTCTCTTGGATGTACCATCGCTGAATTTACAGTTCCTATGCTTACAATTTCTATACTAACTGGTTGATTTTTTGTATCTAAACATACTACTACAAACTTTTCTCTATCACTATCTACTAAAAAGTTCTTTACTAATCTATAAGCATCATAAGGATTGCTTATTTTTCTAGTTTCATATAGAACACTACTTTCTTTTACTAGTTTAAGTGATACTATATCAACTCTTTTTGCAGGTATTTTTTTCTTATCCATGATTATTTCCTCCTTTGTTTCTCAAAATTAAAATAAGCATATACACTTTATCAATGTATATGCTTATTTAAGTAAGTGTTCAGTTTCTTCATTTTTAGATATTATAGTAATGCTATAGTCACTAGATAGTAAATATAGAGTTGAATTATAGATATCAACCTCACTTTCATATATTACATCACTAAACTCTTCAATTAATCCATTTAATATATGTGATTTTAAATATTCTATTTCTTTAATATCCTCAATTATACACACATATCCACCATTATCTGTTATTTTTCTGTTATCTCCGTATGATTCATCAAGAATATTTATAACGTTATCCACATTTTCAACTACTTCCTTTGGATATTCTAATAATAAGTTTAAATCTTCTTTCTTAAATAAGTTAATCATTTTAATTTCCTCCTTATAATTTTTTGAACTAAAAAAAGAGATGTTAGTATTTCTACCAACATCTCAATGTGTTATTTTTTGTATGTTCCTCTTTAGTATGATATCTATTTAATGTATATTTCAAAATTATAATATATATTTATAATTATAATTATTACATTTTACTAGATTCCTTATTTATTTTGAAGTTTTACATACTCTTCTTCAAATACAGTCGAATTATCTTGTACAATCTCTAACTTTATACCTTCTAGCATATCATATAACCCATCCACATATAGGTTTGATCTATTTTGTATATATTTTCATCTATATTATCTGTTAATTCTATCGTTTGATCTATTGATATATCTTCAATATTTTGTACTTCCTCAAATCCATATAGTCTAGTTAATATATTACTTATATCGTATGGTATTAATATGGAATTATCTAATATATTTCTAAACTCCTTGTAAATAAAATATTAAATTATTTATTTCTTCCTTATCTAATTTACCCTTAATTACAAATCTTTCATCATCTTCAATTAAGTCACACTTTAATTCATATATGAATAAATTTTTAGGTTTTATTATTTTATCTGTCATATTGTACTCCTTTTTATTTATCTATTTGCTTCTGCATATATTTTTTCAGCCAAATAATGAATCATATAATTTTGAAGATTATTATTAGTTAATATTTCTTTAACCAATCTATCATTCATATTCTTAGTCTTAACTATACCTCTCTTAAAATAACTCTTTCCAAAAGTACTAACCAAATCTTCATAACTGTTAGCTTTAGCTATATCCATAATACTCTTATCATTTTTAAACATCTCTTCATATTGATCTATTATAATCCTATCTTCCTCTGTAAGTCCTACTCCAAAGACATCATTTATTTTTTGGATTATATCTTCTAAATATTCTTCATCAGCTTCACTTACACGAGAAGTAGCAGTTTCAGATATACCAACTAATTCACCTTCACCATTATATAATGATATATCACTACCTTTTTTACCATCTTCACCTAACTTTTGTAACTTATAATAATCTAAACTTAAAATATCATCTATATCTATTCTTTCTTTATCCTTTTTAGGTAGCTTCCTTAAAAGTGCTACTAAGTAAACCTGTAACCTTAAAAGATTTAAGTTCTTTATAGGGTAAATTTGGATTAAGAAATTATAAAAAGTAATATACTTTTGACATTTTTTCTTAAACTCATCTGCTGACTTTTCATCTTCTTCATCTAAATAACAATATCTTTCAACTGCCTTATCAATTAAACTATTCATCTTAGCATCTTGTGTATTTGTTCTTTTATCCTTATAGAATAATACTGCAAAGTCATTTACTTCCTCATCAGTATATATACCATATTCATGTAACTGATACCAAAGATCATTTACTACATTAGGCTCTGTAACTTTATCTATGTTTGTCATTTCAAAGTATGGTTTATATGCTTCTTGAATATCCTCTACACTATTTTGGAAATCCAAGATAAATGTATGCTTATTAGGATATGTTCTATTAAGCCTTGATAAAGTCTGAACAGTTTTTACACCATCTAACTTCTTATCAACATACATAGCACATAACTTTGGTTGGTCAAAACCAGTCTGATACTTTTCTGCAACTATAAGTAATCTAAAGTCACTTTTTTCAAAAATACTTGGTAAATTTGAATCATTAATATCTAGTGCTACTTCCTTATTCATACCAACTTCTGTATATTCAATATCCTCATCTTTTACAGTATCTGAAAAAGCAACTAAGGATTTCATATTGTACCCTTTTTCTTTTATATATTGATCTATTGCTAATTTATACTTAACAGCATGTAATCTACTTGCTGTAACTATCATTCCCTTAGCTCTGCCTTCTAACCACATAGACCTATTATCCACAAAATCGTCTACTATAGTTTCAACTTTCTGACGTATGTTGTGTTCATTTAAACTAATAAATTTGTTTATAGCTCTTTTAGCTTCTCCTTTATCAAATTCGGGATTATCCTCTATTTTTTTACCTACCTTATAATATACACTAACTGGCATAAAGTTCTTTAATACGTCTAATATGAATCCTTCTTCTATAGCTTGCTTCATAGAATATAAATGAAACTCATGAGGTAGTCCATCTTCTCCTATTCTACCAAATACTTGCATAGTCTTATTCTTAGGAGTAGCAGTAAATGCAAAGAAACTTATATGATCTAAATTAGTTCTCTTTTCTATAAGGTCATTCATCTTGTCTATACTAGATTTTTCATTCTTTTCATTTTCAGCATCAATTATCTTAGCTTCTTCTAATGTTTTTCCTGCTAAAGTTTCTTTTAATGCATTCATATTCTCACCAGATGTAGAAGAATGAGCTTCATCTATTATTACTGCATAACGTCTTTTTTCAAGTTGTTCTATCTTAGGTAATGCATATTGGAACTTTTGTATAGTTGTAATAATAATCTTTGCTCTGTTTACAATAGCATCAGCTAAATCTGATGAATTTTTATCATCATCTATCTTAACAACTAATCCGTTTTTGTGTTCTAATTGGTATATAGCATCTTGAAGTTGCTTATCAAGTACCTTTCTATCTGTAACTACTATTACAGAATCAAATATAGCATTGTTATCTTCATCATGAAGGCTCGATAATCTATGAGCAGTCCATGCTATAGTATTAGTCTTTCCACTACCTGCACTATGCTGGATAAGATAATTTTTACCTGCTTTATTTACTTCTAAATCCGCTACTATCTTTCTTACTGCATCTAGCTGATGAAATCTAGGAAATATAGCTCTTTTACTTTTCTTATCATCTTCTTGGATAAAGTAAAATCTCTTTATAATATCAAGTAAACTATCTTTAGTAAGTATTTCTTCCCAAAGATAAGAAGTTTTTTCTTTTCCTTCTACTACAGGATTTCCCTTACCCATATTGTTACCTTTATTAAAAGGTAAGAAGAATGTTTTATCTCCTTTTAACTCTGTTGTCATATATACTTCGTCAGTATCTACTGCAAAATATACAAATACTCTTTGATTAAATCCAAATAAAGTTTCTTTTGGATTTCTATCCTGTTTGAATTGTTTTATAGCATTATACACATTTTGATTAGTGAATTGGTTTTTAAGTTCCATTACTATAACAGGAAATCCGTTCAAAGATAATACTATATCTAAAGTATTGTTGTGCTTTGAACTATATTTTAATTGTCTTGTTATTTTGAATATATTTTGCTTATAATTTTCGTAAGCTGTTTTGTTAGTAGTTAGATTTGGTTTGTTGTAGAATAATTGGAATTTTCCGTTCATCATTATATCTTCTACACCATTTCTAAGTACACTTATAAGCCCTCTTCTTTTGATGTTTGAGTTGATTAAATCTATAAAGGCTTTTTTGTAATTGCTTCCCCTGTTGTATTTGAACTCATCTAGTAATTCTTTTTGAGTAATTTCTAAAAATCTAAATAAATCTTCTACGAATAAGCAATTTTCAAGATCAAATTCTTGTGAATGACCTTGTTCGTATCCAATTGAAACTAAATGATTTTCAATAGACTCTTCTAAATGTTTCTCTTTTGGTAACATTGCTATTCCCCCATTTCTATATTGTTAATCTATATATTATAAAGCTTATATTAATCATTAACTACTTACGTTTTTTACCAGCCACACCAACTTTATAGCCATCATCTCTTAAATATTTTCCTATTATTGCAGGTATACTTCGATAAGCTCTTTTGCTATTTTTCATAATTACTGCATATATAATTCTTGCTTCTTTATTTGATTTAACATCAAAATATACTAATTCTTTTTTAGGTTCACGTCCATTACGCTTATCGCTCCTTTTCTGCTTATCTGTCCTTTTATCTACATATTCTTTGATCAAAATATTATTTTCATTTAAATTATTTAAGTGTTTTTTTATATCATAATTAACTTTATCATCAAATTCTTTATATTCTTTTTCACGTATTTTTTCCTTTGAATTATTTTCTTTTACATTATTTTCTTTATTTAAATTTTTATGTTTAGATATTATATTATTTGACTTATCTATAATCTTTTGAGATTCACTTATTTTTTGCTTTCTAGCTTTATCTAAAATAGGGTCATATAAATAAGATATTATTAAATCCTTAGAAAGTCTATATCCATCTAAATGCATATCCATAATTTCAGTTTTCCTTATTTCTATTACTGTTTTACCTAAAACTTTCCATTCCTCAAAATAATCTGCTGTATTTACAGATTTATAAACTGATATCTCACAATATATTTCTCTATTGTTATCAGTGTAAAGTATTATATCTGGTGTATATTTTTTATTATTTTTTTGACTTGTATTATAAATTGGAATAGCATTTACAATATTAACTCTTTCTTTTTGTATATCTGCTCTTATAGTATTGGTATGTAGATTTTTATATAATTTATATGAACTCTGTATACTTAATTTAAAGCCTTCTTGTGCACTTTTACATACATAATCTTGTATCTCTCTATGTATAAATTCTTCTAATTCATAATAATTCTGTCTTAGTTTCATACTTTTAGAGTCTGTTCTAAATATACATTCTTTATTTGTCTTTTTATAATGTTTCAAGTGAATTGGTACTATGCTTCATTGTCTTTCAAATGCTGATACTATAAACATTCTTTCTCTGCAATAAGGACATATAAAAGTATTATATGCACTCTCCTTTGTTTTTGATATTACACTATTTCTTACATCAAAAAAATAACACTTCCCCGAAATTTTTTGTATACCATATCTTAAATACCTATTAGTAGCATTTAGTTTTCTATGTTCTACAAGAACTCCAATTTTATCATTTATATCACTATTTATAGGATAAAGTCTCGTATCTTCTTCTATTTTAAATCCATCTTTGTATCTTATATTTAATGTTTTCATATCAATATAATCTCCTACATAAAGCAATGTAAAATATAATTTTATTGATTATATATATTACTAAAATATATAGTTATTTACATACTTAGTTATATCTATTGGTTCTTTATATAAATGAACTCTAGCATCTATACATCTTCTTCCTATAAAATGAGGATATAATTCAAAATCAATTTCTCCATTTTTCTTTTTCTTAGTTTCTAGTACATAGTGTTGTTTTAATTCTTCTTTTGTAAATACCACAGCTTTTTCTATATCTTCATTGCATATTATAGTATAATAATCATAATCTTCTTCTAATTCTTCACTAGAAAAACTTGTCCATAAATATGTATTAGGATCTTCTCCTTCGCTATAATTTTTACTTGTTTTTATCTTTATTTTTTTGTCACCATCTATAGTTCTAAAAACTATTTGATTTGCTTTTGTTTCTACGTTTTCTATTTTTTCTAAGTTATTTTCTATAAATTTTGATAAAACTTGCATTGTTATATTTTTTCTACTTAATTTCATATTTTTCACCTCTGTTCAAATATACTAAGAGTTAGTCTAGTATTTCTATCTTTCCTGTCACTGCTTCACTTATTAAACTTTGTTTAGCTTCTTTTAGTTTATCTATTTGTAATTTAGTTTTATCTATAATAGAATCTATCCCTTTACATTTACTATCTAAATACTGAGCTATATTCCTTTGTTCTAATAAATCTGGTAGTATTACTTTTGTACCCTTTAATATTGATTGAGTTATACTAAAAACTTTAACCCCTGATACCTTTGTGCGTATTTGTATTCTCCAATCATTTGAATCAAATAGATACGACATATATCTATAGTTTACTTGTTCTAAAGTTCTAGCTATTATAGTATGGTATCCAGCAAACACCTTATTATTTTCATTTAAATATGTAAAATTACCACACCCTTCTATGTCTTCTGATGTATCACAAAAAACAAAATCTCCGTACTTTAATAATGAAATAGAATTCGATTTTAAATATGATTCATCTACGTACTTTAATTTATGTTTACTAGGCTTAAGCTCAAACCTATATTTTGAGTGTATCTCTCCATAATTTACACACGGTATTCCACTTTCTTTTAAGTCTGCCTTTGTTATTGATAAACCTTTATTTAAAGTAAACATATACTTAAAGTTCTTCACTTCCCAATCCTTAGGTATTTCACCTAACCATTCAATTCCACTATCCTTCATTTCTTCACTACTTCTCTTCACAAGCTTATATCCATCATCAGTCTTAACAACCTTCACCTTACCAGTAACAACCTCACTTATAAGGCTCTTTTTAGCTTCTTCTAACTTTTTTATTAATTCTTCTTTCTTAGATATAATAAATTCAAACTGTGAAGTCTTTTCATCAAGGAAATTAGCTATTTTTTCTTGTTCTTCTAACCTATTTGTTATTACTGGAAGATTTAAAAATACTTCATTTTTTAATGTCCATCTATGTTCGAATGATACCCCCTCTCCCCACGGGAATAAGAAATTATGATGATAATGCATTTGAAAATATCTTTTATAATAATCGTGATTAATATTTACTTTATTTTTACTTCTAAAGGTAGTATATGCCGGACTAATTACACCTTCAATTTCTGCTTTATCAGTATATCCTGATATTAAATCCATTGGATTAAGTATAAAATCATTTTTTTCAATCTTAGTGTATCCTACATATGTTGATGCTAATTGTCCCTCATTATTACTTACATCTCTTATTTTTAATCCTTTTTGAGTTAATGATAATACCGTTGGATTTTCTTCATCAGATTTATCTTTCTTTAATTCAAATAAATGTTTTATTCTTTTTACTTCCCAATCCTTAGGAATCTTACCTATCCACTCAACTCCACTATCTTTCATTTCCTCATCATCTCTATATCTATATCTCATTACCCTAGCACCTTCCTTATCTCCAGTGCTATCTCACTTTCTAAACTTTCAACTTCCTTCATAATATCATCAAAGCTTTTTAACTTTTCATACTTATAAAAATATCTAGTAAAAGGTATCTCATATCCTATATTATCTATACTACTTTCATCTATATAAGCATCTTCAACATGAGGTTTTACCTCTTTTTCAAAATACTCATACACATCTTCTTTAAGTGCTATACTTTCAGTATCTTTTAAACTACTATCACTCTCTATATTCCCTTTAGCATCTTTGCAAACTACTGCGTCTTCATTTCTTACTCCTATAGCATTAACTATAGCTTTAATTAGTCCTGCTGATAAAGCTACATCATATAACTTAGACTTAGATTTTAAATCTTTAATAAACTTATTCCTCTTCATATACTCAAATTCACTATCAAAACTTTCTAAAAGTTTTAATAACTTATCTTGTTTTACTCTTCCTTCTGCTTCTTCCTTAACTTTAACTTCTTCATCTTTTTTCTTAGAAACTGAAAGATTTATAAATTGAGTAGTATTTTTAACATTTTCTATAGCTTCTTCATTTACTCTAAAGCTCAGTTTTAAAGGTCTTTCTATTGTTACTTTTCTATATCCAAAGCCTTCATTGTCAAATATTTTACTATTTTCACTTTCTTCAAATCTTTCATATATTTCTTTTATTTCTTCTATTTGTTCAAGACTTATTTCTTTTCTTTTATTTCCTAAACTTTTTCTCATTAATTGATAATATTCACTAGCATTTACAAGTTGTATCTTACCTTTTCTTTTATCCTCTTTTTTATTAGTAAGTACCCATATATATGTAGCTATTCCTGTGTTATAGAACATATCAGTAGGTAGTGCTATTATACCCTCTAGTAAATCATTTTCTATTATCCATTTTCTAATGTTAGATTCACCACTTCCTGCATCTCCTGTAAATAATGGTGATCCATTGAATATTATAGCTATTCTACTACCTTCTTCATCATCATACATTTTGCTTATCATATTTTGTAAGAATAGTAACGACCCATCACTTACTCTTGGTGTTCCTGCCCCAAATCTTCCATCAAATCCTAAGTCAGCTTCTTCTTTTACTTTCTTCTCTTCATCTTTCCATGTGACACCAAATGGTGGATTTGATATTAAAAATCTTATCTTTTCTCCACTAAATCTATCTTGCGTAAGAGTATTTCCTAGTCTTATATTATCTGGATTTTGTCCTTTCATTATCATATCTGCCTGACATATTGCAAATGATTCATCTAGTAATTCTTGTCCATATACATTTACTATGGCACTTGGATTTACTTTTTCCACATAGTCTTCAGCTATTGAAAGCATCCCACCAGTACCACAGCAAAAATCTGCTATAGATATTACTTTTCCTTCTTCTGTAAGGAAGTTTTCTTTGCCCATAAATAACATTTCCATACAAAGTCTTATAACTTCTCTTGGAGTATATTGTTCTCCTGCTGCTGAGTTTTCTGTAAATCTTCTTAGCATTTCTTCGTATATGTATCCCATTTCGTTGTTTGATACAGAGTTTATATGTAGGTCTACTTCATACATTTTGCTAAGGACTGCATATAGCTTGTCTTTTTTATCTAATTGAGCTATTTCATCTTTGAATTTAAATTTCCCTATTATTTCTTTTACATTGTTTGAGAATCCATTTAGGTATTCTTCAAAGTTCGATTTTATATTTTCACTATCATCTAACAGTTTTTTCCATGTAAAATCACTCACATTGTAGAACTGTAAGTCTATATTATGGTTTTCTTTTAGATCCACTATTACAAGTTCGTCTTTTTCTTCTTCTGGTAAGAAATCATATTCTTTGTATACTGATTTCACTATTTCTCTATCATAATCATCTAATAGACAATCAAATCTTCTTATTACTATTAGTGGTAACATTACTTTTCTGTAGTCTTCTTCTTTGTATGTACCCCTTAAACTTTCTGCTATATTCCATAAAAAAGCAATATGATTAAAATTATTATCTATACTCACTTATACTATCTCCTTTTAATTAAATTTTAAATTAGTTTATATTATAATTATATCATTTCATGGCACAAAAAAAACATATTGACAAAACTATCAATATGTTTTTCGTGGATTTCAATGGTGGAGACGAGGGGATGCTACATTCTTATTTTTACATCTTCATGTCTCATCACTTTTTGCGTTATATCAACACTTATAATTTTTATATTTCATGTATATTTTTATAAGTTCATGTATGTTATTAAATTAGTTGTGTGCTAAATGTGTGCTAAATTCATATATTATTCATTAATAAAGTGGTATCGTCCAAAACGATACCTAATAAATATAATATCTTATAAATAATAAGCCTATCATTATACTCTATTTATTTATGTAGAATCGTTCGACAAATTACTGATATAAGTTCTTAAATATGCTATAAATTAAAGTATATTAGACATTAATTTATGGAGGTATAAAATATGTTTCTAAATGATATATTTGATATTATTAAATTTAATAAAAAAAGCCCTATAGAACAGTTATATGTTATTCAAGAAGAAGAAAAGCCAGATATAAAAGAAGCTGAGGAATATTATAGATGCAATTACAGATTTTATAATTCTCTTAAAGAGATGGATTCAATAGAAAATATAAAAACAGAAAAAACACGCATCAAAACTGTCTTAGATTCTAAAAACAATCCATCAATTCCATTTGCAATTGCTATTATTGCTGCATTTATATCAATTTTCTTTAGTCTACTTACTAACAATATTATAAAAGATTTTTTTACTGCTTGTTCTGTAATAGGAGTTTTTTTTGGTACTTATTTATGTTTAATATGTGAATCTCAGCAAAAATGGGATAGTCGCCAAAAATTCTATATGAGTTCGCTACAAGTATTAGATAATATGGAAAGTAAAAAACTTAAAGAAAGAAAGTACAAAAAAAGAAGGTAGCAACTAACCCTAGCTGCTACCTTCTAATCTATCTATCAATAAAATCCAATGCCTTATAAAGAGTATCAAATCTATCATTACCTTTTATCATTGTATAGTGTTCTTTAGTAATAGTCCCTATCTTCTCACATGCTGCACCACCAATGACATAAAGATTTTGCGTCTGACCTGGTACGTAATCTTTTATATCACATATCAGTATTTTCCCATCATTATAACCCCAACCAACTACAGTTGCAGGGATTTTGTCAACTTCTCCATCATAAACAATTGTATGTTTGTACATCTGTTTAACTCCCTCACTATTTATATTTTTATTTAATACACCTTCTACAATTAACTTAGCAATACCTTCATGACCTAGTTTCTTAGCTTTCTCATAATCTTCTTTATTGTCACAAAAGAAACTTTCAATTAGTACTGCTGTAGGTTTGGAACTATTTAAAATATATAATCCTTTATCTAGTTTAGCACCTCTATTTTTAAATACTGTGCCTAGTTTCTTACATATTCTAGTTGCATACTCTAAACCCTTATTACTATAATATAGCACCTCTGAGCCTTTTCCTTGCCCATCACTTGCATTTAAATGTAGTTCTATGAGTAAGTCATAGCCTCCACTATTAACCTTTGGTATTTTGTAAGTCTTTTCTTCACTCTTAGTTTTAAACTGCTTTTCGGGGCATATTATTATATCTACCTTATGTCCTTCTTTCCTAAACACATCTGCTAATACTGGTGCAAGAGATTTGTTATATTGATACTCGTTAACTACTCCATCAGCAGAAGTACATGCTCCACTTTTTAAAATACTATGCCCTACTGTAATACATATTTTCATTATTTATTTTCCTCCTTCAACTGTTTGTAAGTTTGATTTATACCTATTGATATACCCCAACAAATCACTCCTTGTAAGACTGCACTAGGATTTAATCCTAACATCCACACCGAGAAACCTACACCAAGTGTTAATAATATAACTGGAATATACTTGTTATCTAATTGCTTATATTTCTTGCAACCTGCTCCTATAACATAAAGAGCAGCAACTAAAATTAGTAACTGCTCTGGTATAAAACTTATTAAATTATCCATCTTTTATCCTCCTAATTAATTAAAATATTCCTTTCTGTATGGCAAATATAAAGAACCCTACTAAGGTTGTAATCATAGTTCCAATTAGCCACTTTAGCATACTTGTAAGTGAGTTTAAGTTCTCACACAATGCTTTTAACTCTGCTTTAGACTCTATATTTGCTATCTTTAATTCGTCTATTTCTTCTCCATGCTTATTTATTCTTGTTTCATGTCTTTTTAAATCTGCTTCGAAAAGTTCTTCATTCATGTAAACCTCCTTATTTTTGAATTAAAAAAGAACTACGCTATATAGTCCTCTCCTACTATTTCTTTATGTTTTATTTTATTGCATACCATGTAACTCCAAGTGGTGCTGTTGATACATTGTATGGTGGATTCATTACTATACTGTAAATTGAATTTTCATTTAAAATTTTAAATGATATAGAATTTATTCTACCTTCTAACAATAAAACGCCTTCTTTATAATATGTTGCTGTGTTATACCTAGAATAATCAATTTCTCCAATAAATGCAATTAGGATTTCGGGTTCAAAATCTATTTCTAAATTAGCCTTTTTCTGCTCCATAGTTAATTGTATATTTCCCATTTTAAACTTCTTTCTATCCCCAATAAGACTTGCCAATTCTGCGAAAGTATTGTCTTTTGTAGCTGGTGAGCCGATAGCAGTTGCAATTAGCTCTTTTCCACTATCGGCACTTTGAAAAGCCAAATCTGCTCTATCTATACATTCTTTCAATGCTCCTTCTACATTATCACTTGTAAAATTATTCTCTGTATCTTCTATAGTTACATTCTTTGCTTCTAATACAAGATTTCTAACTTTATTAACTAACTCCTTAAAAGTCAT